GAGGTTGTAACGGCCTTCCCTGCCGCTAATAAGCCCGATGATATTGTTGTGAATGCTGTCATATTATCTTGAAGCCCTCCGTTCCATCACTCATTAAGCTCGTATCTAAACTAATATGCCCGTATGCGCTATCTGTCGGATAATCTGCCGTTACATCCGCTGCAATAAAACACCATCGCCCATCTAAATTTGTTGACCGTGCTTGCAATTCAATGTGCGTTCCCATATCAACTAATTGAGTGATTATACATTGCTGCTGTTTGATTTTACCCGAAAAGTCCACGTTTCGATAATGTTTTATTCCAACTTCAGCGCCGAGTGGTTTTATATAATCTTTTTTGCTCAAATTAAACTTGAAGAATTTTGGTGCGTCGTAAAGTTGGTTTACCACTCGATTAAGCGTTGTCAGCACTGCGACAGCGTTCGCTGATGTGAACCATCGTGAGTTCTTAACCATCGGCTTAACATCGCCGTACTCGCCTGCGCTTAAATATAAATCGGTTATTCCAAAGTTTTTTGGCTCAGTCTGATTCGCCGTTGCATCTTTCAATCCATAACTCGTGGCCGCTTGCGTGATACGTAGATTGTCCATGTATATCATGGACGTGCCGCCCTTGATAATATTGGCATTATCGTCCCAAATTACGGGCGATAAGTTCAAGTTTGGATTGAGTGATTTAAACTCAATCGTTTGCGTTTGCGGTGCGTACCACATGATTGCGCGAATGTCTTTGAGCAAGTCCGCGAGGATTGAAGTCACTGATTCTGGTGCAGAGATACAAGCCGTCATGTTCCAGTCAATTGGATACCAGCTATCGCATTCACTGACTAAATCCGCCGAGATATAACCCTGAATCCCTGTGGCCGTTAGTGCCTTCGTGATAACAGCACTCACAGGTTGATTGATAACCGTCCAGCACAGTTGCGCCGCATCGCCTGCCTTGTGGTCTGATTTTGCACTTCCGAATTGTGCGCGATTCGCTGAACTGCCCCAAGTCAATTTACCCGACGCGCTGCCCGTATACTCAATGATTTCAGAGCCTATCCGAACGAATAGGCGTTCAGTTGTTGGCACTGGATAGAGTTGCGTACTCCAATTTGCTAAGGCGATTGATAAGCCGCTGACTTCAACGACTGAGGTGTTATCAGGTATCACACTCCACGCGCTTGAGATGGTCGCAGTTCGTGTTGCGCCGATGTAACTTGAGACTACACGCCGCTGACCTTGCCCCGCGTTGCCAGTAATGTAGATTTCCATGGCTTGGTAGAGGTTGTCAATCGGGCTGGAATCGTTTGCGAAGGTTACATGGGTACTATCAGCACTAACGAGCGTTCCAGTGTACTGTACACCCTTTAAATCACTCGCACATTTGCCGTTTGTGGGCATGGGTAGCTTGTTGTTGTCAGCAAGCTTCAATGGGTCTTTAAGTGTTAATTTCACTTGCCCAGTATTTTCAATCGCAATTTGTGTTATTAGATACAATTCATCTAAAAATGTAGTCCAATCCCAAGGTGATACAACAAAGCCCTGCCGTATCAATACTTCCCAACTAAAGTAAAATTTATTCCGCGCAATAAATCGCTGCCAGAATGTTCCTTGTGCAGGCGTTGCGCGTGTCAAGTAATACGGGTCTTGGTCGCTATCGTTGTCTGTTTCGTCACTCATACTAATCGTGACTAAATTACGCGCTGACATTCCAGCCTCGAAGTCCAGCAATGGCGATGATATTGAGGATTTTAAAACGTAGGGGCGCGTGATAACAGGCAAGCCAGTATCGACGGGGATTGTGACACCGCGAGAGATAAAATTAACTGTTACGACGGTATCCGAATACGCCGTTTTTACTTGGCAAGTCGTTTTAGTGTTATAACATTCGTTACCCGTTCCACCTGTTGCCGTACACGCGCCGATACCATACACAAGCGAGCATTTATGTTGACGTATTGCGACAACCGTACAGGGTTTTTGCTCTTGATTCGCTAACGCTAAATCACGCGCCGCTGTCGTAATTAACGCACTCAAAGTGCTACCCCGAACACATTAAATGTCAAGGTTGCCTGCCCGATGTAATCAATGGTCGATGTGACGGTATCTTGTGATTGAACTAAATATAATTCGTTTGGGTAGTTGGTTAAATCGAAACCAAAAAGATAAGGCTTTCCGCGCAGGTTTGCTTTCCAGGCAGGCATAAAGGTTGAGCGTATCCACGCAGGATCTACGCCGATGAATTGCAATTGCTGTGACCATTCTTCATACAGTACCGCTTTGCTCAATGGCAATCCCTGTTCGCTGACATTCGCTTGACCGTATACCTTGCGATTGAGTGGGTCGAATCCATACGGGCAGGAAGTAGGGAATTCCATACCTGCGCCCAAGCATACAATCGTCAACGTTGGGGAAGTCGTTCCCGTGATTCTAATCCGCCAATACTGATAGCTTGCGCTTGTAAAATCACGCACGAACGGCAGGTTGTTCGTTGGGGTGAAGCTGTGCAACGTTACATCTGAGCTAACAAAATTATCCGTCGACCCATGTACCTCAATCGTGCAGGCTGTCGTGAATAAATTATGATTGAATACGCTCAATTTATCCGCGCTTTTTGCGCTTCCGCAATTCACCGTATACGTGACAGGCACAGCACTCGCTTGATGCCCAGTATAGGGTCTCATATCACTCAAGTTAATCGCCGCGCCTGCTAGCGTTGAGCTTGCCACAGGCACAGCATCCGCTAAGCGATTATCGTATGCAATGAAGGGATTTTTAGGAACGCTCATGCGCTTCTCACATTCATAATCACACCGCCATCACTCACAAATTGATTAAATGCTGGTGCGATTTGTTCGCGCATAAGTTTATTCATGTCAGTCATTATCACGCCCTCGGGGATATACATATTGAACTGGCTTTGAGGTGCTGTTGCTGCCGTTGTCAGGGTTGATGTTGATGCTACCGCGCTTGGGTTCGCTGTCTGCCCTGCTATCGAGCCGCTACCCCCTGAGGCGCTCGGTGCGCTTGCTCCACCACCACCAAAAGAGGCCGATTCAATCGCCGCTACATTGGCAAAACCTGCCGCACCAATAATTGCCGCAAGCGGTATCCCTATCGGGCCGAGTTGCAAAGCTTTTGTCATCCCCGTCAAAGTCGAAACAATCGCATCCGCCGCGCTGAATTGCTTATTACTCTCGAACATTGTTTTATTGTGTTGCGCCGCTTGGCCAAGTGAATTTTTTAGTAATCCGCCGACCGTGTCATACTGGCCTTTCATGCCCATACTTTCAAATTGCGCACGATTGATTTGCCCAGCTTGGGCGAGTTGCGTCAATTTTGCATCGTGTTCCTCTTCGATTTGTTCCAAAATCTGCGCGTGTCTGCGCGCACCGTCTTCACTATCCAACGCATATTGATTCGCCAGCGCGATTCGCTGTTGATAACGCTGCATTTCCTGTGCCGCTGGGTTAGCAAATTCAGCACTTGCTAATTTAGTATTCTGTAGCTTTAAAATCGCTTCGCGTTGTTTGTCGTACTCTTCAGTCCCTGCGCGCAATCCGAGAGCTTCTAGGCTGCGCATTGCGTTATTTGTTGCTATTTGTGCAGCGTTTAAGTGTTGCGCGTCGATTTCAGCTTTAATCGACGTTATCATGTGGTCGTAAGAATCACGCGCTCTAATATGCTGATTAAATTCTTCCGTGATTAACTGAACGTGCGCTTGTTGTGCAATCTTTAATTCTGCGAGCCTGTCAACTTCCTGCGCTAATTGAATGATACGTTGCGCTTGCGCGGGTCTGATTTTAGTGTCGTCAATCTCCGCCGCAATCATCATCGCTTGAGAAACACCTTCCTCAGAGCTTTTGCGCTGGTTCAGTTTGCTTATAAGCGAATCCGTTGCTGTGATGCTGTCCTGCATCGACTTTGCAGCCGCTTTGTCGGCCTTGTCCTGTTCCTCTTGTGCCTTTATTTTTGCCGCGATTGATTCGCCTTGTGGTTTCGCGGCCTCACTTACTTTTTGCAATTCAGCAAGCTTGCTTTGTGTGTCGAGCATTTCTTGATTGACCTTATTCAGCTCCGCTGTTTTGTCCGCTAACATCCCGTCAATCATCCAATGCGGAAGCCCAGTCGTTGCGATTGCATTTTGTGTGCGCAAGATTTCAGATTGTTCTTTTTGCATATCCTGCAACGCTTTTGATAGCTTTTGTACGGGCGTTGCAAACTCAGTCCCTGTGCTAAAGTTAGTCAATACCATGCCGAGCGTAACCATCATGGCATTGAGTTTTCCGCCCTCTTGACTTGCCGCAATGAAGGTTTCAATGAGCTTCGAACCTGCTGGGAGTAAGTCTTCTACCATCTTGCGGCCAGTGGCCGAGCTGAGTTCTTTTAGTCTGTCTAAATCGTCGTTTAATTGGTTCGCATTTTCCGCAAATTGTTGAGTGACTGGGTTCAACTTATTACCCTCGTCAACCATTGACTTTAAGCCTTCGCCGCCGCTCATTAATACGGGTATTAAATCGCTGCCAGCCTTGCCCAGTATCTTGACCATTACCGCGCTTTGGTCAGTGTGGCTTGTCATCTTTGAGATTGCATCCGAGAGCTGGTACATTGCATCCATTGGCTCTTTTGCCGTGATGCCCAACATTTGAAGCATTTGCTGTTGTGCTTTGCCTCCAGATTCAGCCTCAAAGAGATATGTCGATAGTTTTTTAACCGCAGTCGATACGCTTTCAAGGCTTGAGCCGTTGAGCTTTGCCGCGAATTCAAGCCCGTGCAATTGCTCTACCGCTATCCCTGTGCGTTGTGAAAAAATTAACAGTTGGTCGCCAGAATCAATAGCTTTTTTACCCATCTCAACAATACCCGTTGCGGCCATTGCTACACCCAAAGTCCCGAGTATTGTCGAGACTGTTTCAAGTGCGCTGGTCATGCTTGCAGACATTGAGCTAATCGTGGCTTTCGCTTCGTCGGCATCGGCTTTTAAACTCGCTGTATTCATGGCCATCTCAATCATGAGTTGACCTACCATCGTCGTTTTAGCCATTTAATTTACGCTCCATGTCTGCCCGCAAATAGGCATTTTTTTCATCCTGCGCTTGCATATTGTAATATGCAATCCATTCAGTCAGTTCGCGGCTTCCCATCTCGCTTAACATCTGCTTTACGGTTTTGCCTAAATCTTTCGCAAGCCTTAGGTAGAACAGTTTGATGGGAAGCTGTGCTAGTTTTTTTGTGTTTCCTCGATTGCCGTTGCAGTCAATAAATTTAACTTCGCCGCGCACTGGAATATCTTATTTAAAGCACTGGCAGGCATTTGCCCAACTTGCTCAACTTGTGCCTCGCCGAATCGCAATCGACCATCGTCATCAATGCACGTCATGGCTACCATCAAAGCGCGAGCGTTACGAATGAGCGAATCTTTCGTTGAGCTTTGCCCATAGACCATTTGTTCGTATATGTCGCGTTCGCTGCCCGTCATTTCACGAACCGTGAACACTTCGCCTTTGATTGTCACTGAATCCGTGATTGCGTCGGCGCGATGTTCTGCCAAGATTTCGTCGATGGATTTCATCATTATGCAGTCAGCCTTTGCAAGGCCACTCCATTCGAGCAAACAATGGATACTGATGTTTTAGCTTGGTCGCCTACTTTGCCAGTAATCGGTGTATAACCTTCGACAATCCCCGTGCCAACGTACGCAGGATTTGACGTGCTACGCGCGCCAGAAGTTGCGCGAAACTCCACAGGCACAGCCGTCCCAATCATCGCAAAAATTCGCCCTTCGTTTGCGCCGTTCGCATAGTCAATATTGAATTCTAACTTCGCTGACCAGTCTTTCAATCCGCCGATGCGCGCTTTTGAGGTTGACCCATACGGCGTGATGTCTTTTACTTCCGCTTTATAGTCAATTGTGCAAGCAGTACAAGCCGACGATTCGTTGACTGCATTGATTAGTGTGTATCCGTCAGTTATTACGATTTGAGCCATTTTAGATTCTCCTTATTAAATTTGGATTCCAAGCGATGTTACGAACGTGAAACTCGGCGTTGTGCCTGCTATTGTATACGATACGCGCCAATAAGCATCTGTAATTGCAGCATTATTGGGCTGCATATTTTGCGACGTGATTCCCGTTGCAGTGTTGAATGTGAAGCGTGTCGTCGGCGTCCCGAAGCCAATCGCGGCCGCGCTTTGAATCGTCACAATCAAGCTGGGCGTTGTGCCTGATGCCGCGATAACGTGCAATCCAGCGAAGAGCCGTTGGGGAGAAGTAACACTACCGAGGTTAAAGATTGTTCCTGTCCCTGATACTGTTTTAGTTGCGTTGTGTATCACAGTTCCGCGCACTAAATCGTTTCCGTCAGAGCCGTCCGCTTGTACGCTGAAACGCATGGCATCTCCCATCTTTAATGATGGTGCATAATTCGCTTGTAACGCTTCAAAAAAGTAAGCAGGCTCAGCTTCCGCGCCTGTGGTTGGGCAGAGCGTAACGAGTGTATCTTTTTGCCCAAGATTCGAGAATAACACATCATCAATCAAGCCTAATCCAGCTTGCCATACGCCCTCATGTTTAATGCTGACATTCGCTAATCCGCCTAGTCTGCGCTTTGAG